AGTGGTCAGGGGTCGTATCAACAGTTTCCTTGACCGCTATCTATCAAACAGGGAGCCTGTAATGGCCGACGAAATTCCAGTTGAGAAGACCGAAGAAGCTCCAGTTGAGCCCGTGACCGTTCCAGTAACGCCAGTGGAAGAAGTTCCGGCCGACCTGTCAGCAGTCACCGACTTTGCAGCCATTGAGCGTGAGCGATGCAAGAAGATTCGGGCGCTCGTCGATCTTGCGGGAGTTTCCGACAAGTTCAACACGTTCGTTGATAACAACTTCAGCGTTGAAGAAACGCAGGCGGCTTTGCGTGATATCGTCGCAAAGAAGAATCCATCATTGAGCAACACGCCAGAGGCTCAAAAATCAGACCCGAACGCGAGCCTCAAGGCAGAGTATGCCGAAGCGGTAAAGTTCAAAACCACGTTCGGGCTGTCTGAAGAAGAGTACATCAAAAACGCACGCCGATAATTGGCGTGATCAGCGGCAGAGGGTTCATTCAGATCGTTTTTAACAAGGAGTGCCGCAAATGGCGGTTACAGCAAATCAGGTTGTGAAGAAACAGGAAGGGCACGTTCGATCGTACCCAGTTGCAGCAGTTCGCATTTATGAAGGCACGCTGGTCTACCTGACGGCGGCCGGATACGCCACCGACGTGACAGCCACCGGCGTCAATGGCTTCATTGGTATTGCCAAAGAAGAAGTCGACAACTCGGCAGGGAGCGTCGGCGATCTCAATATCGAAGTCTGGTCAGAAGGCGACTTCGAGTTGACCGGAACTGGTTTCAGCCAGGCAACTGTCGGCGACATCGTCTATGGCGATGACAACTATGCCACCGTGGTGACCATCGGTTCAACCAGCGTTGCTGTCGGTCGAATTGTGAAGCACGTCAGCAGCACGAAAGCTATCGTCGCAATCGGAACGAAAAACGTCGACGCTCTGGCGGTTGCTCCGCTCACGACGATTACTCCAGCCGATGCCGCTGGAACACCGGACTATGCGATCGCTGCCATCACAAGTAGCACGCCGTTTGGGTTTTCAAATGCGGCTGAAGGAATCACGTTGCTTTATGTGGTGCAGAACCTACAGCGGCGAGTTTTGGCACTCGAGGCGCGAAGCTACTCAAATTGATGATCGCTCGCGAGACCATCGTTTTTCAACATACTTTGTAAGGATTTAGAAATGCCTCTTGATACAGCAAAAGCGGTGGCCGCGTCACGGTCGATCACTGCAAAATTTAATCGTGAATCAGCAGCAGTAAAAACGTGGTATCCAACAATCTCGACGATCGCTCCAAGCGATGGCTCAGACGAGTCTTACGGAATTCTTGGCTCAATGCCGAGCGTTCGTGAGTACCTTGGCGACCGGCAGTACAACAAGCTGCGTGGGGCAACGTACACGCTCGCAAACAAGGAATGGGAAGTTTCGCTTGAAATTGAAAAGAAGGACATTGCCGACGACAGGTTAAACCTGTACGACGGAGCTGTCACTGCACTTGCGCAGCGTGCCGCACGTCATGCTGACAAACTGCTGATGACGGCTATTGTTAATGGGGAAAGCACTGCCTGCTTCGACAGCCAGTTCTTCTTCGATACAGATCACTCGTGGGGTTCTTCAGGATCTCAGGACAACGATCTGACTGGCGCAGCCGCAACGGGCACACAACCAACGATTGCGGAATTCCTCGCTTCCTACGAAGCAATGCGTTCTGCGATGCTGTCATTCGTCGACGACAATGGCGAACCACTGCACGAAGATGTCATCACCGGGACCGATTCCGGAATGCAGTTCGTCGCATTGGTCCCGACTGAATTCGAAACAGTCGCAAAGCAGGCATTCAACCAGACGCTGAATAACAGCGGCGGGTCAAATGTCGTGTTGGATCGGCCGATCGTCTGCTGCTCAACTCACCTGACAAGTGCCGCAAAGTGGTATTTGTTCCGAGTTGACGTGCCCTTGAAGCCATTCATCTTCCAGGCACGGGAACCACTGACTTCGAACATGGCCGGTCAGGACGACATGAACACAAAGACCATGCAGTTCGGAACCTATGCCCGATACAACATTGGTTACGGTGCATGGTGGAACGCATGTCTTTACACATTCACTTGATGGCGGTTTGATCTGAGCAACGGAACCGGCGACGGTTGGTTCCGGCTCTGTGATCGTCCGCCACGATCGCAGAGCATTTCTTGGCGGCGGAATTGGGATAAAGATCATGGCAGTTAAAGAACAGCCAAAGTCAGTCACTGTCGTTCGTGGGCCGATGGCAACGGGCAAGACGAAAACGGGTGAACCTCGGTTTTCATTTTGTGCCTATGCCAACAAAAAGGACAAGGACGGCAGGGAGATTGAAGGCTCTGGTGATATTCACGTCGGCGAAACCCCGGTTGAAATTAAACTCGATGGAGTGGAAGCCAAGAGAATTGGCCTTGCAAAAACAGTTCTGTCAATGGTGCAAAAAGGCTATCTGACAGACGTGAACGCCCCGCCCCGCAAGAAGATGCTGGATAAGGGCGAATAATGAGCCTACGCGAGCAAATGGCCGTTGATGCGTGTGCGATCCTGAATACCGATGAACTCGGTGAACAGGCATTATGGACGCCTTACGGTCAAACCTCGGGACTTAACAGAACAGTTCGCCTGATTGAGCAGCCAGACCTGCAAACAATCAGGCGGGCATTTGTTTGGACAGTTCAGAAGGGCACATTGACCCGGCAGGGTGATTTGTTTCGTGTCAAGCGTGGCAACGTCACCAGCACATGGCGAGTTCTTTACACAGATCCAGCTGAGACTGCTTTGCAGCGATCGCATTGCCACCTTCAGTTGACGGACACAATCAAGGCTGTTCGTCGGCCAAAGTATAAGCGGGCAAGCGGGGCAGACGCTTCGATTCCTTCTGAAGTCGCGGCGTCCTACAGATGCCAGTGGTTCCAGTCGTCTGCGGAAATTGACGTTGAAAGCAAACGGCGATCAATGCAGGGCGAATGGTATTGCCTCGTGGAAGAGGTTCCGGAACTGGATACAGATTTGACGCTGACAGATTCGAATGGCAGATCGTTTCGGGTCGACCGACTCGAGAAGGGATTTAATCGAGACGAGCTGCCATATCTGATTTGCTCGAGGTCGGATGTATGAGCATCAAGCGAATCGACAGAACGGTTCAGATGATGCGAGAACTGCAAAAAGAAACAGCGGATGCACTAGAGGCGGCAGCATTGAAGTTAAAAACGATCTCGCAGCAGTCAGTGAGTCGGCGATATGTGAAACGGCCGGGAACGCAAAGACTGACAGGGCAAGATGGCCAAACGCAAACCTAAAACGCTTCGATACCGTGCTGGAAAGCTGCTCTCGGCAACTTCCAAGGCAGGCCGTAAGCGGGTGAAGGCTGCGAAAAAAAACGTAGCCAAAAAAATCAAGGTCGTCAGTAAGCGGGTAAACAAAAGCAAGAAACGAGCCGCAAGGTTTCTGAAGTCGAATTCACTTTCAAAGGCCGTGACGAGACGGGCGAAAAAAGCAAACCGACAGGCAAAAAAGGCTTCCAAATCTTTCAAGCGAATCGGCAAGCGAAGACTGAGGGAAGCACGGCGACGGATTAAGAAACTGCCTGGGCAAACACGCAAGGCGAAGCGGTTTGCAAAGAAGACACTAAGGGCAGCAACGAAGAACACGACTCGGTTTTTTAAGGCCCGAAAGAAGGCTGCAAGACTGAGGGAACGCGACCGCAAGATTCAGGTCAGAGATCAGAAAAGGGCATTGCGGGCAGAACAGCGTTCAAGAACGCAACTTGATCTAAATGGAACGGCCGACATCGCCGGGGCTCGTGTCAGAACATCAAATTCAGATCCAGGGGCAAGCAAGCCGGGCGAGCCACCAAAGATGAGGACGGGCAAAGGCAGATCGTCAATCAAGGCGCAGTTAAGGCTTAAAGGCAAGAAGCTGGAAAGCCGCGTTTATGTGGACAAGAAGATCGCGGGCTACATGGCGATGTGGGAGTTTCGAAAGGATGGCAAAGGCAGGCCATTCCTAAAGCCTGCAGTTGAAGACAACAAAGAGGCATTTGGCAAAGTCATTGGAAGTGAACTCAAGCAGGCCAACAAAGGCGGCAAGAAGAAA